TCCTACTCTTTCTGCTTCAAAAAGTGTTGGTGTTCAAAGTGTTACCAGAAATAGTGCTGGAGACTATTCAATAGTTCTTGGTACTCCAAGTGGGGCTGTTGATAAGTACAGTCATTTTTTTGGTGGATATTTTGACATTCAAAAATCAACAGCTTTAGGCGGTACTTCAGGTGGTATGGCTTTTCAATTGAAAGGTGCTCCAACTGTTTCTACTGATGGTACAATTAATTTTATCGCTCTTGATAAAGACGGTGCTGCTGCTGAGATTGGAAATGGCGAAACAGTTCATTTCATGTTTATTCTTAAAAACTCTTCCCTTCCAGGTGTAGGTGTATAAGGAGTAAATCATGATTATGATGGGTCCTAGAAAAAGTAAAGGAGCTATGCTTGTCTCCATAATGGAAAAGATGAAAAAACCTGACCATTTTGAAGAAGGCAAAGAATCTAACAAAGATTTGATGGAAAAAGGCGGACATGATTCTGTCTATATGCACTATAAGCCAGAAGTAGATGCTATCTTTGAAGCTCTTGGAGAGTCTGATAAAGAAAAGTTTTCTAAGGCTTTAAAAGGATTTATAAAAAAGTGTGTTTCTGAAGACAAAGAGGATGACAAATACTAGGGGGGCTTCGGCTCTCCTTTTTTTGGGGGTTGTATGGCTAATGTAACTATCGCAACTCTTATGTCTAGGTCTAGGCAAAGAGCCGATATGGAAAATAACAACTTTGTGCAAGACTCAGAGTTGGTTGATTATATAAATTCAGGTATTGCAGAGTTACATGACATACTAATTCAAGAGTATGGACAGGATTACTATGTCTCTTATAAAGAATTTAATACTGTTGCGGATAAAGATACTTATCCTATAAATGACTCTACTTCTACTGAAAATATAAATATTTCAAATTTTTATAAATTACGTGGAATAGATGCTAAGATAAACGGAACTGATTGGTTTACTCTTCAACCTTTTAATTTTAATGAAAGAAACTTATTTCAAAATTTTGGTTCATGGAGTCTTCTTGGTTTAACTAATGTTAGGTATAGAATGGTTGGAAGTAACATTGTGTTTACTCCTATGCCTGATACTGCTAAAGAAGTTAAAGTTTGGTACATACCTCAAGCAGTTCAGTTTTCGTCTAGCACAGATACAGATACAAAGTATGATGATATAAATGGCTATGCTGAATATGTAGTTGTATTTGCAGCTATTCGTATGATGCAAAAAGAAGAAAGTGATGTTCAAGTGTTGTTAGCTCAACAAGGTGATTTAAGAAAAAGAATTACAGATGCAGCAGCAAATAGAGATGCTGATAACCCATTATCAGTAACGGATATTTATATGTCTAACAATAGATTTTTCTATAGTAGGAGTACAAGTTGACAAAGAAGACATATAGAAAACTTTATGTTAATCCTCATGACCCCATGGCTGGAGTTTTAAACTCAGTTCAGGACCACATTCAGCAAAGTGTAGCTCCATTAGCTGAGTCTCAAATAGTTGATGGAAACCTTATAGAGGGAATAGACTTAACAACTGGTGCAGATAATTTAGTAGAGCACAAATTAGGTAGAGAGCCGCTAGGTTGGATAGTAGTCAGAAAGTTTGCGGCTGTAGACATCTACGAGTCGTTAACAGACTCAAGTGGTAGTTCTTATGATAGAAAAAAATTTATTAACTATCAAGTAGGAACAAACATGACAAACGTTCACTTTTGGATATTTTAGGATAAATTATGGCTTTAACAACTACAACAACATTTATGAGCTTAGTTCTACCAACTCCAGGGGAACAGCTAGGTCCTACATGGGCTACTAATATTAATACTGCCTTAAGTGTAATTGATGACCACGACCACAGTTCAGGAAAAGGTCGTCAAATTGGAGTAGCTGGTATAACAATAGATGGTAACTTAGATTTTAAACCTGGGACTACAGCTCATGCAGTTCTAAATCCTAGTTTTTTATCTCTAACACAACAAACAACTGCTTATGCTGCTACTAACGCTCTTAGGTTGTATGCAGCTACATCAAATGGAGAATTATATTGGAACGATAATAATGGAAACCAAGTTCCAATTACTGCTGGTGGGGTTATAAATGCTTCAGGAGTTCAAGCTAATAGGTTTGCTCTTAACACCACTCCTTTTACAGGAGCAGGTCCTCATGCTATAACTGAATCTGATGGTTTTGCCGTTTATTTAGTAGATACTTCTACTGCTCCTGCTACTGTTACACTACCCGATGTAGGAAGTACACCAGGTAGATTTTTTCAGATTAAAGACAGTTCAGGTGATGCTGCTACAAATAATATAACTGTTAATGTTAAAACTACAGCTTCAGAGACAATAGATGAAGACGGAACTACTTCTTATGTAATATCATCTAATCACGGTTCAGTAACACTTATTAGTAGAGGAAATTCATCTAACTGGTATGTAGTATAGGAGTAGGCATGGCTTTAAATAAAACAAATGTGCCTTTTTCCTTAAACCAAGGCATAAACACTAAGGTAGACCCCAAGCAGTTACCGTTTGGTTCGTTTACTCGTCTTGAAAATGTAGTGTTTGATAAAGAAGATGAACTAAATAAAAGAAACGGGTACACCAATATTTCTGCTACAGGAGTTGGAAATACAACCTTACAACCTTTAATTGGTATTTCAAAATTTAGAAATCAACCTATATGGGTATCAAAAGACCAAGTTTATTCATATGCTCAAAGCAGTAATGTCTGGAACAGTGAGGGTAGTTATGACGCTGTAGTTCCAGAATCTAATAGGATAGTAAGAAATGGTAAAGAACAGGAAGACGTAAAGTGTGCTTATTTAGAAGGCTACCAAGTTTTTACTTACTTAGAAGCAGGAGCAATGAAATTTTCGGTGTTAGATGAAAATACTGAAAATTATATAATTTACAATCAAACTGTACCAGATGTACCTTCGGGAACCAACACCGTAGATAAAGTAAACATAGCAACATTTGAAAGAAACATATGGCTTTCTTTTGTAGAAACTAACTCCGGTGGAACTGCTGCTACTCTATACTATAAAGAGTTTGATTTACTAGGACATATAACAGACGGTTTAGAAATTGACAGTGGAACAGATGCAAGTCCTTCTGGAGGAAAAGCTTTCGGTGCTTCTCAATCTGTTTCTACTGTAGAAATATCCTCAGGAAGTGGATTATACGACATGATTTCTGTAGATAATACGTTACTTTTTGGTTATCATGATGACTCAGCAAATGAGTTAAAGTTTAAGTATGTGTCTAAATCAAGAACTTTATCAGCAGCCATAGACCCTTTTAGTACAGCCGTAGTTTGTGCTAATGCCATAGACCTAAACTCTACTCCACTTAATACTATATCAGTTTGTGCTGTAGATAATAATAATTTAGTTAAGTATGGTTTAATCTCTAACACAGCTAGTACTATTAGAGATGTAGCTACAGTAGAAGACGTATCTAGCACAGGTACAGCAACCAATGCTGTAGGCAGTACAAACGTTACTTCTGCTACAACAGACGGTCTTAGTATAGACATTTTTTATCAAGTTAATCAAACGAATCCATACTTATTTACTATCAGTACAGGAACAAGTGCAGCTAGTACAGTAGCAACAGACCGTTATACTTGGAACATGTCTTATATTAGAAAGAAAACTTATACAGTAGCTACTTCTACTTTTGGTTCAGCAACGGACATAGCAAGAGGTGTAGGTCTAGCCTCAAAAGGTTTTAGTCAGGATATTAATAATTATATAAATGTTATAAGAGAATCTTTTTTACACGCAACATATTATACTATGAAATCTGATGGCTCTGTTCAAGCTAAGATTAGTCAAGGGTCAGCAGGTCCGTTGTTAAATACTACTCGTAAAGGTTCTCCTACTGGAAACTTAAGTACAGGTTAGAAAAGAAGCTAACCTTAGTACAGGTTTTTACAACCACAGTAGCACTAACACTAATGCAGTTTATAGAATAGCAGCTTTAGGTAGAGTCGCACAAATAGATGATGAAAAATTTATTTTTGCAAATAGTATTCAAGGTAAGATTTTAAGTGGTGCAACAGGTACAACCTCCTTTTTTTCTTTATATGGAGTAAACGCTACTGTTCTTAATTTTAGTAATGCAGTAGCTAGTCAAACTGCTGAGTTAGGAGATAATTTACATTTTGGTGGAGGACAACTAAAAGCCTATGATGGAAATGTTCTTGTAGAAGAAAGCTTTAATTTTCCACCTAATACTTTAACAAAAGTAAACTCTACTGCTTCTACAGCAGGTACTCCGGCTTTTCCTAAATCTGGTACAGTTACCAATACTTGGTTGTATAGAGCAATTTATAATTGGACAGACGCTCAAGGAAATGTTCATAGGTCAGGTCTTTCTGACCAACTTGAACTTAGTTTGGAAACTACAGCAACAGGGACAGGGTTAGATTATGTAGATGTAAAAATACCTCCTATAGATTTAACACAAAAAACTAATGTGTACCTAGAGTTGTATCGAACAGCAGTAAACGGAACTGTTTTTTATAGATTGAACGCAGACAACTTTAACACTTCTACAGCAGCAGGAGAAGGTTTAAGACAAACATTCTTACCTATTGAAAACACTACTAGTGCAGACATGGTAGTATTTAGAGATAATTCAAAAGACTCTGATATTACTGCTAATGAAGTTCTTTATACAACTGGAGGTATTTTAGAAAACACCAGCCCTCCTTCTAATGCAATTGTAGGAGAATATAAAAACCGATTATTTTTAGCAGGATTAGAAAACAAATTAGAAATAAGATACTCAAAACTTTTAGATGAAAAAGTTGGAGTAGAGTTTAATGATACTTTATTCATCCTTGTACCTCAAGTCGGAGGAGACATAGTAGCCTTAAAAGGAATGGATGATAAATTAATTATATTTAAGAAAAATTCTATTTATTTTATAGCAGGTGATGGACCTAATAATTTAGGTCAACAAGATACTTTTAGTGAACCACAACTTATTTCTTCAGATGTTGGTTGCGAAAATAAAAATAGTATAGTATTATCACCACAAGGATTGTTTTTTAAGTCAAATAAAGGTATTTTTAGACTATCTAGGTCCTTAGGATTGTCTTACGTAGGTGCTCCTGTAGAAGACTTTAATGACTTAGTTATTACTAAAGGTGACTTACTGGCTAAGAAAAACGAAATAAGATTTTTAACAAACAAAGAATGTTTAGTTTATAATTACTATAGAGGTTTTTGGACTACATTTAGTAACCATGCAGGAGAGGGTTCAGTAGTCATAGGTGATGATTATTACTATGTTAAGTCTGACCCTGCTACTAATAAGTTATTTAAACAAAGTTATACTAATTATGATGATGGTGGTGCTCCTATAAACATGTTAGTAGAAACAGGATGGATGAACCCTATAGCTGCTCAAAGTGCTATTCGAGTTTATAGGATGTTAATTTTAGGAGATTATTTTACTCCTCATAGAATTAAGGTAAGTGTGTGTTATGATTATGATGACACCTTTGTAGACTCATCTATTATAGACGTAGGAAGTTATACTGAAATCTATGCCTATGGAGACCCAGGAGTTAAAACAGACTCTACAGGAGCAATAAAAAGAGGGTATTATGGAGACCCAGGAAGCACAACTGGACAGTACACAACTGCAATACCATACGGTGGTAAAGATGTTATGCAGTATCAAATGAGAGTTAATTTTAGTAGACAAAAGTGCGAAGCTATGAAAATTAAAATAGAAACTGTACAAGAAGCAGGACAACTAGGACGAGGTGTTAATTTATCCCAACTGTTATTTACTGCTGGTTCTAAGGGTACAGACTTTAAAATCAAACAAGGTAGAGTATTTACAACTAGTAAATAATACTGGGACAAGGAGTAAGTATGTCTTTATATGCAGACTACATTAAAGAGAGTAAAGGTAACACAGTTATAGAAGACGAAATGGGCTTTTATGAATATAGCCTTAAAGAAGAATGCCTCTATGTAGAAAACATCTATATTAAAGAAGAGTTTAGAGGCTCTAAGAATATGTTTAACTATATGATACAAATGGCTGAGATTGCAAAAACTTATGAATTACCTTGTTTAACAGCAGTAGTAAACATTCATAATCTTAATGCAAATGCAGTTTTAAGTTATTTTATAGCATACGGTGGGCAGATAATTTTGGCACAAAATGATAATATTTATTTTACTATGAGCGTAGAGGATGCTCTAAAATTGTAGGATTTAATTATGAAATTAGTAGGAAAAAAACTCTATAGAACAGGACCTTTGAAGTGTTGGAAAGTTGTTGGTGGACTTTTTGGCTTGGTCATGTATAAAGGCAAGTTAATGTCAAAAGCCGATGCTGATGCAGCAAGAGAAAGAGACAGGGAGGAAGCGCAAGAAAAAAAGGAAATGAGAAAAACCTTTCTTACTAAACAAGAA